AGCCTTGGAGGAGATGAACCAGATCGTTAAGAATTTGGCTACGGAGATCCCGACTGATTTCAGTACTGCTGGGGCCGCAGTTGGTGAGGTCAGTACCCGCTTTGGATTGACTGGGGATGCGCTGGATCAGCTGTCTGGAAAGTTCATCAAGTTCTCCCAGCTCAACAATACCGATGTTTCTGCTTCTGTAGACAGCGTGTCGAAAGTATTGGAGGCATTTGGCGAAGACGGCTCTAACGCGTCTGCACTGCTTGATGCCATGAATGTTGTTGGACAGAAGACCGGCATGAGTATGGATGACCTCGCTGCCAATATGCAGAAGGGCGCTGCTCAGATGCGGCAGATGGGTTATACCGCAGAGGAGTCCGCAGCTTATATGAGCATCATCGGCACCTCTGGTCTTGAAGCAACTACGGTCATGACTGGGTTGCAGAAGGCAAGCAAGAAGGCTGCCAGTGATGGCAAGAGCCTCAATGACGAGCTGGAAGCCTTTGATTTGTTGGCAGCGAACAGCAGTGATCAGACGGAGATTCTCGCGGCTGCCTATGAGTTGTTTGGTGCCAAGTCCGGTGCCGCCATTGCTCAGGCGGTGCAGGATGGATCGATTGAGATCACCGGATTTGGAAATGTGCTGGGCGACTATACCAACAGTGTCGAGAATACTTTTAATGCAACCATGGATCCGATTGATCAGTTTCAAATGACCTTAAATTCCCTGAAGGAGACCGGAGCCGATATCGGCAACTCGCTGGCAACGGTTCTCGCACCTGTACTGAAGGATATCGCTGGTGCCCTGAAGTCGTTCTCTGAAGTGTGGAAGAGCATCCCGGAACCGGTGCAGAGCACCATCGTCAAGATTGCACTGCTGGCCGCTACCATTGGACCGGTACTGGTTGCCGGCGGAAAGATCATCACTGCGGTAGGTACGATCACCAGTGCACTCGGCTCTCTGTCGGGACTGCTGGGAATTGGCACTGCCGCTACGACCGCTGCCGGTGCTGCAGCTACCGCGACTGGTGCTGCCGTGGGTGCAGCCTCGATTCCACTTCTTCCGATTATCGGTATCATCGCAGCAATCGTAGCTGCGGTCATTGGTGTTATCGAGATCATCAAGCACTGGGGTGAGATTACACAGTGGTTTGGAAATGTCTGGAAGAGCTGGTCGGATGGCGTGGTATCCGTGTGGGATGGATTGACGAACTTCTTCACCAATACGCTGCCAAACTTCTTCACGGATCTTGGTCAGAAGTGGTCCGATGGCTGGAATGGTATGAAGACCAAGGCGGGCGAGATCTGGGATGGCATCAAGACCAAGGTCGGAACCGCATGGGACGGTATCAAGGAACGGGTTGCGAATGGCCTTGCCAATATGAAGGCAACCACTGATCAGAATCTTGCGGCAGTGAAGGCCGCCTACGATTCTCATGGCGGTGGGATCAAGGGAACGATCGCAGCCATGATGGAAGGCATGAAGATTGAGTTCAAGACTGGCTATGACTTCATGAACAATCTGACGAATGGAAAGCTGGGCGAGATTGCCAATGCCTTCCATAACAAGATGAGCAATGCGGCCAGTGGAGTGCGCGATGCGATTCAGCGGATCAAGAGCTTCTTCAATTTCTCGTGGCATCTTCCGAATATCCAGCTGCCTCATTTCTCCATCAGCGGACAGTTCAGCCTGAATCCTCCTAGCATTCCTCATATTGGTGTTTCCTGGTATGAGAAGGCAATGAAGGATGGCATGATTCTGAACAGTCCTACGATCTTCGGTGCCAGCGGGAATACGCTGCTCGGTGCTGGAGAAGCAGGGGCAGAGGCCATCATTGGCGTGAACTCCCTGCAGACGATGATTAAAAACGCCGTGGCCGGACAGACACAGAGCCTGATTGCAGCGATGGCCGCAGCTGGGGGAAGCACTCCGGTATTCCAGGTCTATGTCGGCAATGATCAGCTCGATAACTATATCGTCTCCGCTCAGAACAAGGCGACTCTTCGCTCGGGAGGTCGGTGATTATGGCAACCTTTCAGACATACCTGCAGATTGGCACCGAAAAGCTGCCGGTGAAGCGGGATGATTACAGCATTACCTACGAAGATGTACTGGCAGAATCCAGCGGCACCACAGAGGCAGGTACCAATATCCGGGATGTGATCCGGGAAGGCGTGCCGACCATCAAGGTCAATATAAACCTCAGCTACAGCTGGGTGAAGAAGCTCAGAGAATTCAAGCGGAAAGAAGTTCTCACGGTTTCCTACTTTGACTTTATCAGCTCGCCAAGCACACCTACCACAGGCAAATTTGTCATGACAGATTTCAAGGCCAGCCTTGCCGGAGACAGCAGCACTGGAAGTATGTGGCAGGTGTCCTTCACGCTGGAGGATATGAGCGATGTATAACGTCACAGATGATTTTAAGAAGAAAGTGCGGTCCAACAGCAGGAAGCTGAAGTGGAGCGGTTCCATCACCTGTACGGATGGGACCGTTCTTTCATTTACCAGAGCCGATATGCCAAAAGGATCTGCCGGGAAGCTGGTACGTTCCTGCAGTGGATCCTCAGCTCTTGAGATCGGATCCGTCTTTGCCAGTGAGCTGGATCTCGAACTGTATCTGCAGGTGGATCGCTACAAGCTGTATAACGCTGTGATTGATCTGCAGTGCTCGCTAGTTACCGATACCATCTGGAATCCAACCTGGGCTGCGCTCAAAACGTATACCTGGGGACAACTGAGTGATGCGACCTGGGAGTTCAGGGGAGCGGAGCTGGCAGATGCAATCCCAATGGGAAAGTATAAGATCGCGGAAGCCATCCAGAAACTGCAGAATCTCATCAGTATCACTGCTTATGATTACATGCTCAGCTTCGAGAAGAAGATGACAGTCTCCAATGAAACACACATCCTGTACGACTGGTTGAAGGCATGGTGTACCGCGTGTGAGGTAACACTCGGCATGAGCGCGGTAGAGACCTATAAGCTTCCAAATGGGACCAGACAACTCGGTATTGCCAGTGGGTCGGATACGATTGAGACCTACCGGGATGCACTGTCGTATCTCTCAGCTGCGTGCTGCTGCGTGGCACAGATCAATCGGGCGGGAGCACTGGTCCTGATTCCATATGGGACCGATGCAGTAGATACCATTCCTGCAGGCTGGCGGTTCCATTCGGCATTCTCGGATTTCAAAGTGTACTATACCGGCTGCTACGCAACCTATAAGAATGGCGCATTGTCCGAATACTACAGCAATACGACATTAACCGGGAAGGATGATGGCCTCGTCTACGAAATGGGTGTGAATCCATTCCTGCAGATTACGAATGAGGCAAACCGGAAGGCAGCGGTGCAGGCGATTCTGGATCGTCTGGCCAAGGTCTGCTATGTACCATATGAAGTGCTCACGCCCGGTAATCCTGCCTATGATCCGATGGATGTCATCAAGTTCAGTGGGAATCAGGCAGGGGACGCTGACCTTGGGGCTGTTACCGAGCTGACCTATCAGATTGGCGGCAGAGAAACCTTGAAGTGCGTCGGAGAGAATCCGAGGCTCATTGCGGCCAAGAGCAGATTCACGAAGACGATTGATGGACTGATCAGCGGCGGCACGGTCAGTGGCTCAGCAGGTGGTACTTCCTACTGGCTGCTGCATAACGAGAGCGCAGCAGAGGATCAGGCAATTACAGCTAAAACACAGACCAATGAGATCTCCTTTACCTCGACGGTAGATGTCAGCCGGATTGGGATTGAGTACACTGCCGCATATACATTGGACGAGACAGCAGAAGTCACGGCTGAGATCCAGGTGGATGGCACCGCAGTGTACAGCGCTACGGATCTGCAGCAGGCAGGCAAGCATGTGCTGACGGTCGTGACCGGGGATGACGCATCCGGTAAGCAGGAGCATAACGTCACAGTATTCCTGACCGAATCGGCGGTGAGCAGTTCCGTGGATACTGCAATCAGCTCCATGGATACGCGCGTGACTGCGCTGGAGGCGAAGAATGGCACTGCATCTGCTTAAGAAGAACGCGAGAATGATTGTGCATGGCTATGGATTTGATAACGTCAATACCGACAGTGGAAGCGGCGTGGCAGAGGATCTGATTGGAACAGATTTTGATTCCAGCAATTTTGACTCGGATGATGTCTCTGACCTGACTGGACTTGCGATTGATCCAGATGCCTTCGATGATCTGTCTGTATCGGAAGCGCTGGGATATGCGATTGGCAACATGTTCGGGGTAGATACTTTTGGAAATCTGAAAATCTGGGACGACTGCATTACTGCTCATGGAAAGATGAAAATCTACTTTGACAGTAATGGCATCTGC